GTAGGTAAGATGGTTGCGGGCCTTGCTAACCTTAACCCAAATAATCTACTTAAGACTTTTGGTGTAGAACAAGGAGACGCCGGGCTTAATGTACAGACAAGAGGCTCTACTTCTGCCTTAGTAGGAGGTACCTTAAGTGGTAGTAGCCAGTCTGAGTCTGGATTTGTAGGTAATGAGAATGCTAATGACATAAAGGATAAAACCGTAAGTGATGCTTCTGCAGGCCCAGAGAGCACAGTGGCTGAAGCTAAGGAAGAACAAGAAAGTAAAGAAGAGGCCCGTACTCAGATGATAGCAGGTCACATAGTAGATATTTATGAATTACTACAAGAAGTTACACAAGGAGCTAAGAAATTCCACGTACAACTTGATGTGGGAACTAACCCATTATCTTGGGCTGGTGGTACTTGGTCATAAGGAGGATAAATATGCAAGAGTTTAACACTACTGGTCTGGTTACAGGCTTTATTAAACAATTATTAGCTACATTCGAACTACCTACAATACGTGTCTATACAGAAGAGTTTTCTAGGTATTTTGAAACTCATGCTGAGGAATCTCCTTATATTATAGAATCTTTTAATAAGCTTAATCTTGACGAAGACGGAAAGATTTTAAAGAGTACAAATATTCCAGCTATTAGCAAGGATGAGTATAATGTCCTTGCTAATAGCAAATCAAGACAAGTAGATGAAGATTTACTTATTCCATATTTAAAAGATGGAAGAATTCAATTTTTGCTAGGCGGGTATTATACATCTGATAATATATTTATACCTGGCAAATGGCAGTCTAAAGACTTGGGAGTAGATAAACCTCAAGGAGGTTTGTGGGAGACTTATAATCGTGGTGCTGCTTACTTAAATTTAACCAAGAGACTCCAAATACGTAATAATATCTATGATTCTTATACCCACGAATACTTAGGAAATTATTTGAGATTCCTAAGAGATTATGATGGGCTTGACTTAATGTCCTTATACAATTGTTTTAGTAATAGACTTTGTTCTACCACAACTGGTCTAAATATTAAACTTACAGATCAGTCACGTTACGAACAATTTGATGCATTAGACCCAAACTATAAGATATATTTAATTCCAGTTAAGCTTTTTAAAAATTACACCATTGCAATAGATTCTGCAATGCCTGTAGAAATGTGTTGCGGTATATACAACAATAAGTTAAATGTTTTAAAAGATGAATATAAGCAACTGTTAACTTTAACTTACTGTAGAAAATCAAACACTAGGTTTAATCAGCCCTTCCTGTATACAGCATTGACTGATTTGGCGCCGAAAGAATTATCTGCCTTTCCTTTATCTGAGGAGATTGATCAGCATTCTGCAGCACGTAAGTTTATAGCCAAGATTGCAGACAGAGAATCAAATATGATGATGTTATTAAAAGTACATAAGGATGTTACTTCTTCAATAGTAATCTTAGAAGGCGATTATTGCAAGTGGAATGACTTTTCTGCTAGCTTTAAAAGCAATACTGCAGACAAGGCTTCTTCTTATAAGCCTGAAAAAAAAGTTCATTTACTGCACAACCACACTGTGATTCCCAATGAAGCTATTTATTCCGATAGCCCCATTCCTTTAATTGCACCACTACAACTTTTACAAAGAAACACTGGAAAGCAAATGCCTTTTGCAGATAGGTTAATAGAATATTTATTAGATATGTGTATTACTGGTAGCCAGGATGAACCACGTGAGAATGTATTAATGGCACAGTATATTACTGGTCTCCATTATAATGGGTCTAATATGCCAACTCGATACTATATTGCTACCAAAGCTGGTTCCAAGCAAGATAAGATATTAATTTTCTTGGACCGCCAGTTTTGTGTAAATGCAGGTGAGTATTACATTCGTCGAGAAACAGCGGACGGTAAGTTAGAACAGGTACTATACAAATACAATAAAGATTGTCCTGATGACCGACTTGATTATTTTTCAAAATGGTTAAGCGATAACCAGTACATAGTTAATTCTGATTGCTATGTGTCATCTTCTGTGCCTCTAGATCAGAATCTGCAGAATGGTGTTTGGCATCCCTCACTGCGCAGGCTGTTTTATAGATATATGTTTAACAACACTGATCATAGTCTTTCAGCTCATAGTGATGTGTTAGGTTACGTAGACAAAGATGTTGAGAAGAACTTTGTAGCTTTGATAAAAGACAAGAAAACACATAGGTCTATTAAGAAGACAATGCTTAATTTTAATATTTGGGAGGATATTGAAGAATGAGTAGTATAAAATATCATGGTGAGTATAACGTTCTATATATTTCTCATTTAGATAAAGATTATCAGTATTGGATCTTACCGTCAACTCCTGCAAATGTTAATGATACAATGACCTCTACTTTCCAGGAAACTAATGCTTTAGGACGTTCCGCTCCAGTGTTAACTTATAGCAATTCTGGACCAAGAAGGGTACAAGTCAATCTTAATTTTAGATTAGATGCTTTTGAGTATGAAAATAAAAATAATCCTTCTATTACTGTTCCTAAAGTTGGAGATTACTATTACGATGGTTTTTTACATGCATTACAGGCGATTTCCTTACCGAAGTATGATGTGTCCAATAAAGCAGTAGAACCTCCTTTGGTTGCATTACGTTTGGCAAATGAGGTATTTATAAAGGGAGTAGTTTCTTCTGATATTGGTGTAACATATAGCTTACCTATTATTTACGGAAATCGTTATGCAGGAATAGAGGTATCTTTTACAATTACAGAAGTAGATCCTTACGATGCAGCTGCAGTTTTTAAAAATGGATCCTTCAGAGGAGTAGTTAAAACTTTAAAAGATGGTATGGGACTTAAATAAGGAGATATTGTATGCAGAAATTAACGAACAAGCAAGCTTATACTTTTGATTATAAATCACGCTATACTGGAATACCTTACTACTTTGATACACAGAAGCAGCGTGAAACTCCTGGCATAGTTAGGCAAATAGATTTTAATACTCCGTACGTGCTACATAAACTAAAGTCTTTTGATACTTTAGATAGTTTAGCCCTAGAGTATTATGGAAATCCTACCTACTGGTGGGCTATTGCATTCTTTAATAAAATTAATGACCCATTTATGATATTACTTTCAAAATTTAAAGTATTAAAAATACCAGCTATTTCTGGTATTGTGTTTGAGGATTGATTATGACAGATTATAGGCAGAGACAAAATTTATTATCAAGTACGTCACGAATTCAAGCCCCCTGGGTCAAGATTGCCATAGGAGACTATACCTTTGGCGTTTTTAGCAAAAAGGCAGCTAAGGGTAAGGATTCTTCCGGTTACTATATAAAGAATTTTGATGTGCAGTATCCTAGTTATGTAGAATCTTTGAATATTCAAAAAATCAATGGACAAGTTAATACTTACACATTACAATTACGTTATCCTATTAGGACAGATGATGATCCTAATTTAATAGAAAAGATTTTAAGTAGTGTTACTAGAACCCGTAAAATTGTTTTTAGCTATGGGGATTCGGCAAATCCTGCTTATGTATATAAAGATGAAGAAGCTATTATTACTAGCGTTCAGCAATCTTTTAATATGGAGTCCACTATTCAAAGTGTTATTTCTTATACTATAAAAGCAGTATCTGGCTGTGCTTTGGCGGGCTCTGGTGCCTTTACCTTTCCAAATGGAGCAACACCAAAGAAGCCTAGTGATGAAATAAAGCGTGTCTTTAGAGATAGTGCTTACGGTCTACAAAATTTATTTAGAGGAATGTCTGAGTCAAATATTGATGCTTTGGTAGATAGTACAGATCAGGCGGTTGAGCTAGATACTAAAATAAATATTTCACCTTTAGACTATATTAATTATTTAGTTGGATGTATGTACCCAGTTGGATCCTCTCCAAGTTCATTAACTAGTGATATGTATATTTTAACAATACATGATGAAACGGTTTTTGACAACTTTTTCAGTGATACTTCTGGCTATGGTGGACCTTATTTTAAAGTAACTCGTATTTCAACAAGAACTTTACATAAAACTGATGCTTTTAATATTGACATAGGTTTTAATACTTCTACAGTAGTTACATCATTTACAATAGAGAATAATGAAAACTATTCTCTGTTATATGATTATAATGCAAAACTTTCTCCGGAGCTTTATTCGAATCGATTAAATTCACAAGGAAATTGGGAGCAGGTTTTTGCTCCAATGGTAACTTCAGGAAATGATCGATTTTTAACTAGAAGTGAAGATGCTACATGGTTTACCAAATTAACTAAGTATCCAATTAATGCAACTATTCGAGTACAAGGACTTCTTAGACCTGCTTCTTTATTACAATATGTAAGACTAAATGTAATTTTTCCCGGAGGTAATCGGCATATAAGTTCAGGACTTTATATAATTACAAAACAAATAGATGATATAAGCGGTAATGGTTATTTTACAACTTTATCTTTAACTAGAATATCGGATTAAGCTAGGAGGTAGTTAATGATTACTTTAGCAGAGATAAAAGATATAAATTTAAATACTAACTTATGCAAAATAAGAGTACCTATTTTAGAACCGGTAGGTAATAAAAAAGAAGTAACTATGTGGGCAACGATGATATTGCCTCCTGGTATTCATGCGGGCTATGAGGTTAGTGATGTAGTTTTTGTGTCCTTTGCTGATAATAGCTTAAATCGACCGGTAGTTTTAGGACAACTTTATAGAGGAAATCAGGGTACTGCTATAGATAATATTGGTAGCTCATCAGATAAAATAGATAAAGCAACATCTTTTAGCTGTGTTGATTTAGATGCGACAGGTAAGGTAATACTCCCGGATACTACGTTATTTAATGGGTCTAATTCTAAAACTTTCAAGCAGCTTTATGAGGATGTGAAACAGCTTAGAATTGATCACGATAGTTTATCTGTTAAATATGGTGTGCTAGAACTTCGTTATACTACTTTGGAGAAGCAATATTCGGATTTAGCCGCTAAGTTGGCTTCTTTAGAAGCTGTTGTAAATAGCTTGCCTTAGAGCTAATTATAAAAATAAATTTAATAAAACTAAATTAATGTGCTAAATTATATGATTAATTAGCGAGGTTTTGATATGAGATCTTTAAAATTTCCAAAAATGTTTGGCACAAATCATACGGAAGTGTGGCTTGATTCTGAACATAGACAAGCCACACTTCAAAACATTAAGCTAGCATTAGCTTCGGTACGAGGCGAATTGTTAGGCGATCCTTACTTTGGGATGTTAATTCAACAATATACTTATGAGCCTAATAGTTATGTCTTGCGAGATATAATAGCTGATATGATATATACTCAGATAGCTATTTTTATTCCGCAGTTAAAAGTGACTAGGCAAGGAATAACAATTATTCAAAATAAGCGTAAAGGACAGCTGATCTGTCAGATTAGTGGGATTAATCAAATAGATTTCACCCCAAATATGTATGAGCTTATTTTATTTACAGAAAGTCCAACATAAAGGAGTCTATAAAATATGTACAGTTATAATGAATTAAACGCTGTAGAACTTTCTCCTACTAAGAAAGATTATTATCAAGTATGGAACGAGTTATTAGATACTGCTTCGAAACTTTCAGAGCGTTGGGATCCGGCAACTACAAATGAATCTGACCCAGGTGTTGTTTTACTTAAAGTATTGACAGCGGTGGCAGATAAACTTAGCTATAATATTGATGCTAATACTTTAGAAGCTTTTATGCCTTCCGCAGCACAAGAATCTTCTATGAGAAAACTTTGTGAAATGCTTGGCTATACAATGCGTTTTTATAGATCAGCTACAACAAATGTTAGAATTACATATAATGGTGATGTATTTCCTGCTAATCTTCACGATGTTATAAAAATAGACCGTTTTACTAATATCAAAAATATAGATAATACTATTAACTATATTACTCTTCAGGATGTTGTTTTATCACCTACACAAAGAAGTCAAGTAGTAGAGTGTATCGAAGGAACTCTTGTAACATGTGAGACTAATTTAGGCAATAGAGTTACTTTTGAGCATTTGGATGACAATTATAGGTTTTATCTTCCTGAGCATCAAATAGCTTCAAATGAGATTTACGTATCAAATATTGATTCGGCAGATAGCACTTTTTGGGAAGCTGTAGACAATTTAAATACACGCTCCCTAGGAACTCCTGTTTTTAAATTTGGATATGATTCCTCAAGGGGTATACCTTTTCTTCAATTTCCTGAAGATGTGGGTTCATTAATTGGTGCTGGATTATGTATACAATTTATAAGAACTAATGGAATCAAAGGAAATGTATCTGTTAATACTTTAAAAACATTTGAGGCTCCAGCCTCATGGACTGCCTTAGCTGCAGAAACCTCAGATGAAGTTACTTCAGAAACTTTAATTGAAGGTGAAACTTCAGTTAATACTGAATGGACTGATACAACTTTATATTCGGTTACAAATCTTTCTGCAGCTATTGATGGTAAGGATCCTGAGACCATTGATGAAGCTTATTGGAATTTCCAAAAGACTGTTGGAACTTTTGATACTTTAGTTACTTGCAGAGATTATATGAATAAAATTTATCAACTTACTTTAGATGAAGTTAGTGGTGTTCCAGTCGTTAGTAATGTGCTTGTTAGTGATATTCGAGACGACATTAATAGGGCTTACTCTCTTAGTACTTTAGCTAAATCCGGTGCAACAACCAAATATAAAGTACATCAAACGAACAATGCTGCAAAAACTCCGCGTATACAATACTTTGACTTAGTTCTGTATCCATTTTTGTTTACAGAAGGCTATACTAAAGAAGACTATGAAAATTCTTTTACTTATACAAATGAAAAGACTTTAGATATTATAGCCGATCTAGCTGACCAGAAAACTATTGCTCACAATTTTATTGATCCGGAGGACAATGACATTGCTTGTATAAAAGCGTATTTTCAATTATCAGCTAGACTTGCTACTACAGAGCGTGTTACAACTTTAGAAGCTGCTGAAATTGAGGCAGCGGCACATAGAGCTCTTTATAAAGAATTTAACATGCGTAAGGTATCTTTTGGTGAAGAGCTTCCATATGATTTGATTTTTAAAACTTTATTGCAGTCGCACACTAAAATTAAGAATGTTGTATTGGACGATCCAAAAATCTATCTTACTGTGCATACGGCAAATAATAAAGAATATCCTATTACTGGTGATTATATATTCAAAGACTTAGCTTCAGCAGAACAGGCTAGAAAGTATTATTTAGATCTTACTTTAAAGAATGCTTTAGCAGGTAAAGTGCCACTATTCAACTTTGATAAAACATTTGAGTCTGCGTTCAATTTAGAAGCTTATCCAGCAGGTTCATCTAACACTAATGCTACTGCAAGCAAAGTATTGCCTAACGAAAAGCTGATTAGTTTAGACAAGAGTATTTCCTTTGCTGATGCTAATACTAAGACTTGTAGCTATACTAATACTAAAACAGGAATCTGCTCTATAAGTTTGCAGAATTTACTTGATGCACCGACAGAAGAGAATTTTGGGGCTATCTTGGCTGCAATAAATTCTTTAGAATTTGCTATGTATGAGCCAGGGAGCGCTAACGCAGCTTATACTTTAATTTGTACACCTGAGCATGATGTTCGTAATAAATTTGTTCATTTAGAAGGCAAAGCTTTTTCTGGTGAGTCTTCTATTGAAACTAGGGATTTTGTTTTTACCTCAATCAATGCAAATGAATTAAAAGATACAGACAACATCCAGCTGCTCAATGTACTTTTTAATAATATATGTACACAGAAATGTCTTGATAAGGTAACTATTACCTTAACTATAGATGAAGAAAAATCGAAAAGTTTTTCCACTGTGTTTGGGCGTAAGGTACTTGACGCTGCTTCTTTAAAAGTTATCTGGCAGGATACTATGATTGAGGTACCAACAGAGGATAACTGTAGCTCTACATTAGAAGCTATTCTTAATAAGGATGAGTTATCTGTTGATACTAGATATTTATATAGTAGTACTCTAGAGTCTCCTTATACTGTTGAGTTATCCCCAAATGAATTATCCGCAACTGTACGCAGCTACCCGATAGGCTTAATACCTAGCTTTACTCCAAAGTCAATGGTAGTAGACTCATACAGCTTGACAGACAATAACGAGCTCCAAGTTACTTTCAAGGACAATACTACGACAATTTTAGGAACTTTTATCTCTGACCTAGAAAATGACGCATATTATTTTACAATTGCAGGCACGACTTCTCCAATTGCGACAGGTTGGGCAGTAGAAGCAGAAACAGAGCTTGATGAAATTTTTGCTAGTGCTATCGAGGCCAGCGAGGAACCCGGAGTTGAAATAAAAATTTGTTCTCTTGGCTGGGCTATTCGTTTTGGACAGGCTAATGAAGAATGGTATTATTCTTATTTCCCTGCAGATAACTGTATGTCCTTATATTTTGTTAAATCTAGCTCAGAGATTTATTCACTAAGTATATCTGATGTAAAGGATTTAAAGATATTAGGATACTTTTTAGGAATATTATTGGATAAACCAGATTATTTAACATCTATTAGTTCAGAACAGCAGCCTTTTGCTCTATCTTTTGATCCTGCTGGTACAGTTCTAAATACGTTTACAATAGAAGCACAGAGCGATAGCGCGAACTGGTTACTAGATATTACTTCTAAGGAAAATAATAATTCAGAAATATCTTATGATACCT